CTATTAACACTAATGCTGAGTGGGCTAAACGCCTTGGTATCCCTGCTTCTACTGCTATCACTTGTGTCAAACCTTCTGGCACTGTCTCCCAGCTTGTCGATTCTGCTAGTGGTATTCATGCTCGTCACAGCAGTTACTACATTCGTACTGTGCGTGGCGACAATAAAGACCCTCTGACACAGTTTATGAAGGATCAGGGTATCCCAAGTGAACCTGATGTGATGAAGCCTGATGCTACCACAGTGTTCAGCTTCCCACAGAAGTCTCCAGAGGGTGCTGTTACACGAAATGATATGACAGCCCTTGAACAACTTGATCTGTGGCTTACATATCAACGACACTGGTGCGAACACAAACCTTCTGTGACTATCACTGTCAAAGATGATGAGTGGATGGAAGTTGGTGCTTGGGTTTATAAGAACTTTGATGAGGTATCAGGTGTATCATTCTTGCCACACTCTGATCACACTTATCAGCAAGCACCTTACCAAGACTGTTCTAAACGTGAGTATGAAGACGCACTTGCACTGATGCCACAAAAGATTGACTGGTCTAAGCTAAGTGACTATGAGACTGAGGATACCTCTAAAGGCACAAGTACGTTTGCCTGTGCTGGTGGTAGCTGTGAAATCGTTGATCTAACGTAAAGGAAAGCAGATGTTCTACGTTCTGACCAAAGAAGATTGCTCTTGGTGTGATAAGACCAAGTTCCTCTTAAACAAGAAGGGTGTCCCTTACGGGGCATTCAACTACAAGAGCCACCCAATGTTCCCTCTGTTGATGAAGAAGGCTGGTGTCAGTACAGTTCCTCAGATTTGGGTAGAGACACCTATCGGTAAAGAGTATATCGGTGGCTATGAAGACCTTGTGGATTGGTTTGAACACCAACGAACTGATGTTGATTGGATTGAGTGAAAATGATTGAGTCCCCTAAGTCTAAACGGGTATCTCGCTATAAAGGTGCTACAGTAGAAGCTGCCACAAAGACTGTACCACTGAAGGCCATGAATGACACTCAGAAGGCATACATCAAAGCCCTTGGTGACAGTGATCAGTTGATTGTTTGTGGCTTCTCTGGGACGGGTAAGACCTACATTGCAGCTACCTATGCAGCTAATATGTATGCACAGAATATGATCGACAAGATTGTTCTTACTCGCCCTAACGTGTCTGTAGGCAAAGACCTTGGCTACTTCAAAGGCACTCTAGAAGAGAAGTTCCAACCTTGGGCCTTGCCTATCCTTGATGTTCTCACAGAACAATTGGGGAAAGGTGTAGTGGAAACGGCTGTTAAGTCTGGTAATATTGAGATGGCTCCACTATCTACTATGCGAGGTCGATCCTTCAAGAATGCCTTTATCATCTTGGATGAAGCACAGAACACTACTGTGGCTGAGATGAAGATGTTCTTGACAAGGGTAGGTCAGAACTGTAAGGTCGTTGTTAATGGGGACATCAAGCAGTCAGACATCAACGTGCAGTCTGGTCTGTCTAAGATCATCCATCTGGCTAAGAAGAACAAAATGGCTGTCCCTGTAATTGAGTTTGGGATAGAAGATATTGTTCGGTCTGACATCTGTAAACAATGGATACTTGCATTTGAAGGAGACAGTCTATGAGTGAAGCAGTCAACAGCCCAAAACACTATGCAGGGCAGGGTAATATTGAGTGTATCGAATACATCCAAGACTTCCTAACTACAGAAGAGTATATCGGTTATCTTCGTGGCAACATTGCGAAATACAACCACCGCTGGAGATACAAAGGTGGATTACAGGATTTAAAAAAGTCTGAGTGGTATCATAACCGTCTTATCTGTTTTATGGAGGATCAAACTGATGTTCAAGACCCTAAGTAATCGTATCCAAGCACTATCTATCTACAACGACGATCTTGCCCTGAAGACCCTGAAAGAACTTCAAGCAGTTATCGAAACCGCAATCAAACAAAAGGAAGCCACAGAATGCTAATCGAACTTGTGCAGCAATTGGGGGTGGTGCAAGCCACTGCCTTCAGTCTTTATCTGAAAGCCCACAACTACCACTGGAATGTTACTGGTCCTAACTTTAAAGAGTACCATATGTTCCTTGAAGAGGTCTACACCGCTGTGTGGGAAAGTGTAGATGACTATGCAGAACATATCCGTGCATTGGATGCGTTTGCTATGGGTGGTCTAACCCCATTCATTCGAGTAACCCGTATTCAAGATGCTGAGACACTTATCCCTGCCTTGGCTATGTTCAAGCAACTGGAAGATGACAATCGTGTTTTGTTGGTAGAACTAAACAAAACCCATGATCTGGCAGTAGAAGCTGCTGCTTATGGTGTGGTCAACTTCATTGAAGGTCAGATTGACTACCACGACAAACTACACTGGATGCTTCGTGCATTCACACCAGCCGTAATGTAAAAAAATAGCCCCAGACAGGTTTGATCCTGTTTGGGGCTTTCTTCATTATTCTTTATTGTGCTTGTAGATGTCTAGGATGTCGCGCTTAAGTTCCTTAACATCGTCCTTTAACTCTTTCCACACTGTACGGTCTTCTTCACGACGAACGTCACGGGATGAAATTTCTTCTTGCAATAGGGCGATTTGTTTCTGATTTGTTAAGACAGTTCGTACTAGCCAAGTTCCAGCAGCAGCTATTGTGGCAACGGCTGTACCAATAATTTTGTTAGCAACCTCATCGAATGTCATTTGCTGCACCCTGCATCATAACCAGTTATCAGTTGGTCTCCTGTAACCAGAGACTGTGGTCCACCATCAATGATCAGGGCATCCGCATGGGCGCTAATGAGGGGATCAAGACCAGCACAGATAGCACTGTCACTTTTGCTGACGTTGGCGCAACCTGTTAAGAGCAGCATCAGCGGTAGAATTAGGGTGAGTCTTGACAGCGGCATCTATCTTTTTCCTTACAGTTACATATTCTTCTTGCTGATGGATGAGGTTTGCTTTAGCTTCCGTGTGCTTGCCAGATTGATAGAAGCCAAAAGCCCCAATAGCAATAGTAAGGATGATGATTAGAGGAAGGGTCAGTTTCTTAATTAGGAATGCTGGGATCACTTGGCTGCACCTTCTTAAAGAGTTCAGTCTGTGTGGCGATAGATTGTAATCCAAATGCCCCGAAGATGAACCCTGTGTAGGGCCACACCAGAACATTAACTAACTCAGGGTTGCCGTAGATAGTGAGCCATACAAGATGGAGCCACATAACAACTGCAAACTCTCTCTTGTATGACTTCTGTTTCATTTCATCCCATGTGCTAGTTTACGAATATCTTCTACCCTTGCTTCCCAACCTTTACCAAAGCGGGACCAAGTTGGGAGAGATTTCAGGAAGGCTAGACGTTGATCAAGAACCCTGTCAATCACAGAGGCTACTGGAGCGTCCTGTAGAGCCACAAGAGTGACAGGGCCTATCACCCCATCAGCTTTGATACCAAGGGCCTTCTGAAGCCATTTGGCTGACTGTGCGGGGCCAGAGTTCACTGCACCGTCAAAGACCACAAGATCAAGGCCAGAGGGTAGTTGGTCTGCCTTGACTTGGTTCCAGTAATACTTCTTGTAGATAGATGAAGCAAGTTCTACATCTAGGTTCTTGATGTCAACATCTGGGAAGGCTCGTTTAGAGATACCCATGTTAGTCTCGCCACCAGCATCATGGGGATCATTTACATAGCCACCCTCTTTTTTGAGGATGACTGCAAGGCACTTAGGATAATTGTTGATCATATTTGCACCCCACTACCAATACCATCTGTTAGGTCGGAATCGTTGACAACCCAAGATGTAGTGTCTTCAGGAACCTCAGATGCGTCTATGATCTTAAACGGCTTGCCCGTAGGCACATCCTTCAAGGCAATCTGCCCAATTGTTAGGCCACAATCTGGTGCTGGATTAACAACCGCAACCCCGACATCAAGTTTATAGATGATAACTTTGCTCATTTTTTTCACCTTATCGGAAAACAGCTATGTAGCAGTTGCCAGTTGCAAAACCGCCCCCGCCGTTAACAGTTGATATTTTTGCCGATGTTGTTGTCATATTGGCCTGATCGGGAACAACCATACCATCGTTGCCGCCAGTCGCGCCACGCTGGGTGCATCCTGTCACTACATAGTTTGCATCCTGAAGGGCAGTTGTAAAATTCAACGTATAAATCCCAGTCCCCCCTGTCGTAACAGAAGTCACATTTCCTGATGCGCGAATTGTACCTGTTGGCCCAAAGTTTGCCCAAGCGCGACAGGCATAGATCGGTGCTGATCCACTGGCGTTTACTGCCGTTTTAACAACCACTGCGTTTGATACACCAACTTGTGCTGTAATAGCATCAGACACCCGTAATGAAGTCATTGCCCTTGTATTATCAGTGCCAGCTTGTGCTTGTGTTAATGTAGCAAAAGTTTGATTAGGCTCAAAGACGTTATTAGTCTGATCTACAGTTCCCACCGTAATCCAACCTGAGTTAGCCTCATTGCGGATTTTCAATAGGTCATTAGTAGTATCATACCACAACATATTTGCATAGGTCGTAGTAGGAGCAGTAGTACCACTATTTTGAGTAACAGCGGCATTGAGAGCAGCATTCAAGTCTGCTCGAAACGCTGGTGCTAGTTGGTTGTCAATGATATAGTCATGTTGAGACATATCGGGCTTTCCTTAGTTATATTGCACTCTGGCAATCAAAGAGGTGATACTTGGAGTAACATTTGGTGAAGTGGAATTAAGTTCAACCCTAAACCTGAATGCTCTTCCGTAGAAGTCTCCAGATACAAAGGGTTGATATGCACTCCAAGTAGGTGTGCCAGCAGGATCATCAGGGGTGACAGAGATGTATGTAACTACATCAATATCATCGTATGCAGAAAATCCAGTTAGATCATCAAAGAGACCAGCTTGTGAATCAAACAATTCAACAAGGTCATCAAATAGACCACCAGCAGTACTGTAACGACTAACCTGAAGATCAACCCTAGACCTAACACGCCTTGCAGTAGTTGTGTCGATGTAGCCATTGAGAGCATAAGTGCCTGTAGAAGATGCACCAGTAAAGGTAGTTAGTCTTAATGCGCTACTTGTCACAGAGGTGTTTACTTTAGTTCCCGTAAAAGTGGGGTGAGCAGTGATCACTGGGTTGTTAGTGAATGTTTCCAAACTGGTTGCAGGAACGACCACAGCAGTGAAGTTGTCAGATGTTAGCATAGACTTATTGTAAGGTCTGACCATATAAGTTCCCGATTTAACAGGAACTGTGGTAGATGTTGCAGGACGGGGTACTTTACTAACTGCTGTTGTGGCATCAGACCAAGTAGCACCAGTTTCTAAAATAGAGTGTCTGACACGATAGAAAGACAGGTCTAGCTTTTGGATTGGTATCCACTGAAGTCCAACTGTACCACCAGAAAGGTTGTAACTTAAGCCAGTTGCATCATCTGGGGTAGTACTCTGTGTAATGACCTGAAAGTTTAAGATGTTTGTCCAGCCGCTCTTAACACCAAGATAACTGTAAGACCTTGCTTGGACATCGTAAAGACCTTCGGGTACACCAGCTACTTGATAAGTACCAAGATCACCTACACCCATAGCATTCCAAATTGCACTAGAAGTCAACTTGTATTGTACTTCTACTCTCTCTACAGAGGTAGGATCAGAAGCAGTGATGGTTGCATACAGAGTGTTGATAAGGGATTCAGCACCAATCGTTGTGGCAGAAGATACAGACACACCAACAGAAGAGACAGCAAAAGCAGAAGGGAGACTGCTATTATTAGTTTCAAAGATTGATCCATCAACATCATCAAAGACTTGTGAAGAGATTTCACGAAGAGTTAGATTGACTTGAAGGTCAAGGCCCTCAGTAAGACCAAAGGACCAGTTAGTGATCTCGAATGTCTTAGGTAGCCACCCAAACCGTGCAAGAGACAAGTTTACAATGTCACCAACTTCAACTTGGAATGCCTTGAGGCCAAAGGAAGCAGACACTGTAAGTTGTTCACGGTTACGGAACAAGAATATCTTAGCGATACGCTGTGCCGTGATAGAAGATGTCGTGAAGGGTAATGAGTAGTCAGCCGTATTGACAAGGCCATTATCAGCATCAATAGCTGGTTGACTTATGACTTGGGGGTAGTCAGCCTCTTGCCAATCGCTTTCAACACCCTTGAACTTACCCTTAACAGTGTTGAACGTATCTCTACGAGAATGTCTTGTTGAAACAGAGACACTAGAACGCAAATCATTCTCTGTGAGAGTAACAGTGGGTGCAGTATAAGCAGATGCCTTCATCCGCCACTTACCTTGAGAATACCAGAACAGACCGCCCATAGAAGTGATGATGTCTGAGATAACTTGATTAGGGGCAAATGCAGTTACAAAAGCGCCATCACAGGTATAGCGAGTGGTAGTACCAAGGGCTGTAGTGACAGATTGATCACAGATATTTGCAGCAGCAATGACATGATCATCAGAGATACGGGCAGTGGGAATATCAAGGCCATAACCTTGTGTAAGGTAGTCTCTCAAGCAAAGGGCTGGGTTACTAGACCATACCGTTGTGGTGGTGCGAGGGTCATAGACCTTCTTGCCTCTAATGACAGCAGATATGGAAGGGACGCCATTAGGAAAGACATCAGCATCGTATTCAAAACGTACATACAGATATGCAAGACCAGACAGAGTGTGTAGAGAAGACCACTCAGCAGTGGCTGCATCCAGTTCACTGTCTGCGGTTTGTGCAGCCGTACCATAGTACTTCTTGATGTGGATATGAGAGTGACCGCTCTTAACATACTGCGAGGGAGCAGTAACATCATTACTACCATTGATAGTAACTTCATCGTCATTGACATAGATTTTTATATAGCTGTCAATCTCATGTCCAGCGAAGACAAGGATACGGTGAAGGAACTTATTGGTAGAACCGCCAGTAGTCGTATCGTAGACACGAACACCACCAACCTTGGTTTCACCATAGATGATTTGATGGTCTATAGCTGCGCCACTTTCACCAGCAATCGAATAACCTCTTGTGGCTGATGCGGTGGGGGGCTTGGGGGCAAGAGCATTAAGGGCAGCACCCATTGCAGTGGAAACAAGGAAACTACTTGCAATAGCCGCAAAACCAGACAAACCAATGAAGGTAAAAGCAGTACCAGCAATAGCAGCAGCACCTACAGATACAGCAGTAGATACAGCAGCAACGACAGCAGAAACAGCCATGTGTTCACCTCAAGTATTTAGAATATACGTTTTCAACATGGCTGTAGCCTAACCACTCTAGTAGCCCATCAAAGGGCTTGTGCCTCTTAGTGTTTACCACAAGAACAGATACACCATCCTCCTTAAGACACTTCTCAGCAAACTTCATCAGTTTAGCGCCAGTAAGACCCTTACGATATTCTTGCTTTAGGAACAGGACATCATTAGCAGCAAAGATATGATCCTTGTAGTGGATATGATTTCTGATCAGAACCACAAAGTACCCAATCAACTCTTTATCAGACCTTGCAGTGAATACCTTCAATATGCCATTATCTTCTAGACTGTGATAAGCCTCCCAATCAGGGTTTAACTTAATAACAGACTTGTTAAGGGCAATCTCTTCCCAATGTTCTTCTATCAGGGGTTTGATGTCTTTCTCAACGGTATCTAGAAACTCTTGTTGATAAGTAATAGACATTATCGGGATGTCCTTTATACTGATTATGATCCTTTACGTCCCCAGAAGATTTCTTTATCTTGTAGGCCCGCTACATACTCTAGGCCCTTATCGCTAGGGTACCTAGACTTTTGATCGATGTTAGTCAACCTTCGTACTACAGGTCGTTCAAGTTTGATCAAAGCATTCTCAGCACTAACAGAGATAGTCGCAGTTTCTGCTGCTTCTACAATGTTCATTTGATCCATCTCACCACTGAAGATTTCTAAGAAACCCTGTGTACCAGACTGTAGAACGATGAGATCACCAAACTGTGTAGTGATAGTGTCAAGACCTTGTGTAGCAAGACCACCACCAATAAGGACACCAAAGTAAATCCTACACTCACGACCTTGATAGGGTTCTTGTAGTGCTAGGGATAAGAAGCTAGAAGGGATACCAGACAGAGTAAAGTTAGCCCCTACAGCCTGTATCTCTGTAGTCTCTTCGACTGTAGAGATGTTAAGGAGTTGACCAGCGCCTAGATAGGTATTACCAGTGTCTTCCCTAACAAAGTCTCCGTAGCCTGACCACATATACAAAGGGCCACCTTGGAACATAAGATCAACCGCAAAGAAAGGTGTGATTTCAGGAGCAGTTATGGCTTGAAGGATTGATGGAAAAATATCTCTAGCCATAGTACACCTTGTTTGTTCTTTCGGGAAGCATTAAGCAGAAACGCCCTTGATGATATTGAAGTTGACGATTGGGGTGTCCGAAGCAACACCAGCCACAGATGCCATCGTCACGTTGAAGGATGTACCAGCAACAATAGCTGTAACAAAAGCTACATAGGTGTTTGTTGCACCTCTTACAGACAAAGACACTGTATCTGTGACAGCGATTGCCGTATTTGGAACAGTGAAGGTAAAGTATGTACCGACCACAGCGGTTGTCGTAAATAGAGTAACAGCACCAGATGTCTTAGCACCAGTTGTAGGGGCAGCAGTGGTACGGCTAGTCAACTGAGTTACAGCAACACCAGCACCTGTCGAGTATCCTATACCACCAGCACCAGAGGATAAGATGCTTGTCGTGGCAGTAATAGTCGTGGCAGCTACTGTAGAGGCTGTAGTAGCACCAAGGGTTCCGTTAAGAGCAGCACCAGTGATAGTTGGACCAGTACCAAGCACACTAGCACCAGAACCAGTTGATGTCGTAACACCAGTACCACCATTGGCTACAGGAAGTGTGCCAGACACGTGGGTCGTTAGACCAATCTTACCATAGGCAGGAGCAGCACCGACACCACCTGAAATCAGAGCGTTACCAGTTGCTACGTCAGCTAACTTAGAAAGAACACCAGTTGTGGAAGCATAGATCAGATCACCAATGGCATAAGAGGTAATGTTCGTACCACCGTTAGCCACAGGAAGAGTTCCAGAGATGTGGGTAGTCAAACCAATCTTGCCGTAAGAAGGTGCTGCACCAACACCACCAGAGATAAGGGCGTTACCCGTTGCCACATCAGCCAGTTTGCTGAGAGCAGAGGTAGTGCTTGCATAGACAAGATCACCTATCGCATAGGACGCAATACCCGTACCACCATAAGGAGCAGTAATAGTATCACCATTCCAAGAACCAGTGGTGATAGCACCAATGAGATCAATTGCAGGAACATTCTTGAAGAACTCCGCTCTAGTCATCTTGCTTGTGGCATCACCAGACACATCAACCACAGGCAAGACATCTAAGCTGTCAGAAAGTGCGCCAGTAAGACTTGGGAGGTCAGTAATCTTTACGTTAGACATTAGAGAGCCTCCACACAATCAAAGGTAATGCCATAGGATGAGATGTTGTTGATCTCCCAAGAGGCAGTGTTATTAGCTAGACGAAATACACCTTTTGCATTGCTGACTACAATAGGATCATTGTCAGCGGGTGCTGTGGTAATTGAGGGCCACACAGTGACGCTTGCAACACCAGCCGCACTTGTATTCACTTGGGTCAGAACTTTGTACAGACTAGAAGTAATACCAGAACCAAGTTGAATATAGTCGCCAGCAAGAAGGTAGCCAGTTACTGATGTAGGTAGACCATCAATAGTCAAGTCTTGTCCAGTTTGGCTTCCACCCATCACCAAGGGAGTTCCAGCGGTAGTTGCAGCAGAGCCTTGTGGTGTAGTTCCATTAGGATCACCAAGAAGGAAAGTTCCATATTGTCCGCGAAGAGTAAGGAGAAAAGCAATCCAATTCTCCGCATCAACTCGTTTCATGGGCGGAAGAGAGATAGATGCCCTCCACCTCTCCCCCTGATGTTTGATTACTTGTTGAGCGTAAGTAAAGGGTGATTGACTGATTGCGGTAGCATTGTCAGCACTGAAGATGATATTGGCAATACCAATATTCGTCGGAGTAGAGAGTGGATACGATATTGCCAATTTACTTACCTATCATCTGAATGCGTTGCCCATTTGTCCGCCACGCCTCTTAGCATCAATCATTGCAGCCTTTGTGGCACTACTGATCTGCGGGATCATCTTAGCGATCTCTTGACGAACCATTGCAGAGTCTGAACCCGTTACAGTAATGTTGTTCTGGACAGTGTAGCTTTCACCACCAAGAGCAGCCTTAGTTTGCCCATTTGTCAGAACCATTCCCGAAGACTTGGGGATGATCATTTCAGGACCACGTTCACCAACGATATACGGTTGACCCGCACTAACAGGACCACCATCAGCTTTGAACAAGCCGCCGATAGCACCACCAATAATACCAGAGAGTCCCGTACCAACACCAGTGGAGGCATTGAAAGAACCGACCATCCGTTGAACCACAAGAACATTGTAGAGTTCTTTGATGATAGCAGCAGCCATTTGTTTGAAGGCATCCTTAGCAGTCTTAGTTCCATCAACCATAGACATGAAAGCATCTTCCATGCTACTTTGGATGGTGTCGTAAAGACCTTGCTGTTCCTTAAGACGTTCTTCAAGTTCGATCTGCTTTTGGATTTGTTCTTCAAGGCCCTTGATAATAGTAGGACTATACTTAGCATAGTCATCACCAAGTGCTTGACGAACTTGTCTTTCTGCTTCAGTCTTACCATTCAGTTCTTCTTGAAGGGCAATCTGCTTTTGCAGTTCAACAAGTGGGTCAGTCTTTGCCCCACCAGTATCTGGTGCATTATTAAATTCAAGAATCGTTCCTCTTGCTGCATTCACAGCCGCACGATTTGCAACATTATCAAGTTCTGGTCTACCAACAAAACCAGCAGCAGCGGCTTGAACTTGTCCTTGCTTCCTCAACCTAGCAGCATCTACTTGTATCATACTAGACAGAACCGCACTTGCAGCAGTCCTAGTATCTGCCATAGCGGCAGCAAGTTTATAGGCTGCAATAGCTGCTTTGTCCAGAATTTCTGGAAGCGGTTTAATACCCGTAGAGATTGAACTGGTTTCACCAGCTAACATATGGAAGACTTGTCTTAGGTATTCTGCCTTTTCACCAGCCTTATTTTCAGCTTCTTCTTGCTCTTTGTAGAAAGCAATTATAGCTGCCTGTTTAGCAAACTGTGCGTCAGCATATGAACTTTCATTGGCCTTAGCGTTTGCAGCAGCAATCTTGTCTGCCTCTACCCTAGTCTTAGCATAGTAACCATAGGCACGGATCAAAGATTGCTCATAATCTTTTGCAGTCCGAAGTTCTTCTTGCTTGTCTTGAACAGCAGCACGTTGTAGGCCACCAGCAACAGACAGTCCACCATTAAGCATATTCTGGGCTTCTGCTTGTGCAGTTAAAGTATCGAGTTGGTCTTGAAGAGCCTTCTTTTGGGCTTCGAGTTCTTCTACACTACCCGTAACAAGGCCAGAGAAAGCGGCAGCTTTACCACCTTGACTTTTCATTTTATCAATGCTTGTCTGAAGGCTTGCAATTCTTTTTTGGAAGTCTTCTATCTGTTGACTTGCGCTTGCTACACCAAGAATGTCCGTTCCAAACTTTGCTTTAAGAAAGGCTTCTTGGTTTTTTTGTATCTCTGCTGTAAGGGCTTTAATTGCCCCAGAAAAGGTATTGATACCATCTGCACCATCTTTAGCATCCTTGCCAGTACGCATAAAGTATGCGCCGATAGCAGTTAAGAGTGGAATAGCAATACCAAGACCAGCACTAAGTCCAATAAGGGAACTTACAGATACACCCAATACACTAGAAAAAGAAGGTAGGATACCCACTAGCTGAGTTGCCTGTTGCCCAAAAGCCACAAGAGGATTAGTTCCAGATTGAATTTGGACTAAGAAGTCACCAACCTGATAACCAACTTGTTGAGTAGCCATACCCATCTGACCCATGCCACGACGAGTGTTAGCTAGTACAGATTCAAAACCCTGCATTCTTTGAGCAGTCTGCTGAAGTTCTTTAGCAGAAAACCTTTGGAAAGAGTTAGCTGCACCATCAGTTTCTGTTTTAACCATCTGCATTATGGACTTCATACGTCGAAAGTCTGCCATAACTTTTGCAGTAGCATCAGACATTTTCTTTTCTGAGACAGTTACCCTGTCAAAGTCTGTAGCAAGTTCTTTTACGAGAGGCTGACCTTTAATATCAATCAGAATATTTACTGTACCAAGATCAGCCATTTCTTTCACCAATCACTTTTATGTAGATAGAATCTAGTCTTTTGATAACACCAACTTCCCAGACGGATAGTTGACTTCCAGTTAGTTGTTGCCAATAGGCAATCTCAGTGTAGGTAAGAGGTAAGGGTCCATTGAAGCCTTGACCACGGGCAGAGTGCAAACTAATAAAGGCAGACCAGACATATTCCATTAGTTCGGGGAACGGTGGTCCCTGCAACTCTACTGGAGTTTGTCCAATCTGCCTTTCAACCATTTCTAAGTGTTCCCTTTCGGAGACACCGTTACTATCAGTAAGACTTAGTTTGAAGTCCCATTCCGCATACTCGTATAGGTCAGAGGCTATTTCTTCAAAAAAGAGGTGTAATCCTCTTGAGCCTCAATGACCTGATCTTTGAGCCACGGAAGTTTCTGATAAAGGTCGATTGCTTCTGCCACAGAGAATTTCAAGGACTTCTTGTTGAAGATCAAGTCCCAATCTTTCGTGGTCTTAGCCATCAACTCTACAGATGCAAGGTCAATCTCTTCAGCAGTGAAGGTAATCTTCTTACTCTTCTGTGCTTTCTGGATACGCTTGTTGGTCTGTTCGTGGATAGCAGCCTTATACTCTTTTGAGTGGGGTGCATACACAGTGACTGACATCTCAACACCATCATCCTTCATCAAGACATCATCAGTAACTGGATGCTTAAGGATAACAGTAATAGTGTCAGAAGTAGGTAGAAGGTTCTGTAGGTCCATGTCGGGGATGTCCTTATAGGATTAGGGTTACTACATGATAGATGATCAAGTTCATGTAGGGGATAGATATATCGGCGGGGGCAAACCTAATAAGTATATAGGGAGTGGTCATGCCCGTGTCAAGGGGTAAACGAAAATAAAGTTGTGTCGGATAGTGAAATTCGGGACAGGACTTCTGCCCGACACAATCATCCTGTCCCTACCCCTTGTTTAAAGGGGATGCTTATGTTAGGAAGGGTTACGGATGATTTCGATGTTGCTGTTCTCAGTGGTGTCATACAGAGCCACGAAGGGCAGAGTGACGATACGCGAGGTAGGACCACCAACAGGAACAGCCGCACCATTGATCTTCACACGGGGGAAGTGAAACGTGTAGTTGGAAGCACCACTGGGATCGTTCACAGTGACTTGGAAGGCCGAAGTCGTTTCGTTGACAAAGCGGTTGATCAAGGAAGCATCTTCAAAGTAGGCAGTGATCGTACCTTCCACAGTTGCCATACCAAACTCAAGTTGAGGGGTTGTGGCAGAACCAACAACGAAGGTAGGTGCAAGTGCGTTGGTGATAGAGAAGTCAATGCCAGTGATCGTAGCCACAGAAGACAACGCTGCACTTGCGTTACCGATAGCCATAGTGCCAGAGTAAGCATCAAAAGGCTGGTTGGTGCTGCTTGCAGTCTTTGCGGCATCAAGGGATGAACCAGAGATGGTCATGTCTTTGCCGATCATGCTGAACGTAGCAGCAATCATAGCATTGGGCTTAATGGAGATAGCAGCAGTGTTAACCGTCATACCAGTGAAGAGACGGAACTGACTAATATCATCAGCAGCATCTTCAATGCTCATTGACTTAGCTGTATTCCCAACCTTCAGAACCCTGTTCTTGATCGTACCAGCAACAGTCTGCGGGCCAGCAGTAGCGTTGGCGTAAGATACCGAAGTGGCAGTGCAAGCAGTTACAGTGAATACACCATTAAAGCCAGAGGGGGTAACACCAGCAACAGTGATAGCAGAACCAACTGGGAACGGGGGGATAGTCTGGCTGGCAAACGTCAAAGTAGCAGTACCACCAGCACTGGTAGCGGTCAGAGTAGCAATGGTAGCCGAATCCGCAAAGGCACTCATAAGGGCGCTTTCGAGGAAGGGGTCAAAGTCAGCTTTACGAAGATCAGCAACGATGTCGCCACCAGCTTGACGATTACCGTGACGGTCAACACGAAGCATACGATCAGGTTGGATTTCATTACCCGATACACGATCCTTGGTCATATCCAAAGAGTGAGTGTTGTAGGGCAACTGAACGAGTGAGGGAGAAGCGGGAGTAGTGCCGAAAGTGGATTCAACCACATAAGATAGTCCAGAACGTGAACCCTGTGCAAAAGCCATTTTAGTTTCCTTTATTAAGAGTTATAGCAGTACCAAGCAACTACGACTGGTGTGCAATAGAATGGTGAATCAAGGTAACTTGCTCTTACCTCAGAGTAGTCTAGGCTTATGGTTAAGCCACTGTAAGTGATGTCTGTGGTTGCTTCAAAACGAGCCAACAACAGATCAGCAACGTCATATCCTGCACCTGAACCTAAACCCTCTGGTGTGCAGATCAATAGATTGTAGAGGCCGTCATATCGCTTCTGAGGGTTAAGACCTCGTACAGCGGGTCTGCGGGAGGTAGGGATCATACTGGCCTTAACAAAGGAAGTTCCAGTGGTAGGTTCAAAAGGTACGTTTTGTCGAGCAATGGTTGGGATGCCTGAAGCACCAGTCAGATGCGAGTCTAGGCAAGCACGGATGTCGTTAATGATTGTCATCGTCCACCTTTGACTTCGTTGATTGCTTTTTCTAGGTGATACTTAGCCCGACTACGAACACCACTGTATACAGCATATCCATGACTGTACTCAACTATATTGGCATGAGGGGAATTGTTAGTCAGATAGACCTGTGTCTGATCATCTGGCAAAGAGGCAATATCACTCATGAGTTGGTCCATAGCTTCGGCTGCTTTAGCTTCTGGGTCTTGTCCAGTAGGTTTACCGTGAGAACTCCTAGACCGACCTGCACCTCTAGTAGTCCTGATGGAGTGAGAGGTAATGTAAGCACCAGTATCAACAGTTAGTATAGACGAAGTAACAACATCTTCTGCCATTTTTAGCAGAAACTCATTCCTGACTTTATGTAGGTCATCTTGAATCTTTTGGATAAGGGTGGTCAGTTTGATCTGAGCCATATCATTCCCTCACTTGCAACTGATAGCACATCGTGGCACTACCAGACTTGATCTCCATAACCTTAACAATGTTGACTGTATCACCAAGACCAATGATCTGGTCTGTGGCATCAGGTTCTGGTGTAGCTGACCCATTAGTCAACTTGTCACTCAAGACAACCCTACGATCACCACGAAGGATAGAGTCACCGTCAATCATGTCTGGCGTATAGTCGTAGAAATAGCCCTGTAGAGCGTAGTCTGTGTTTGTGGTAGTCACAGTACCTGTGGCATCGTTATACGCACTGGCGGCTCTCTTACGAAGCGTGAGGGCTATGCCATGCTCTTTGATAAGCTGACGCAGAGTAAAAGGGTCAAACGCCATAAGGTTCATCGGGAAGGTATTGGTCTCCCGCCTCTGGGTTATCGAATTGGGTAATGCTGAAAGCGGGTTTCACACGATCAGTTGTAGCGTTGACTACAGTCATATCGCTTACAGAGATACCACCAGCAAAGACACCAAGAGCCTTACCAGAGGTCTTCTTGCCTTGGACTTCAATCTGTACAGCAAGCTGATTGTATTGCTTTGCCTTGTCGCTATAGTTGGCACTTAGAGCGCCATCAAGGGTCGTTGTGACCAGACGGCTGAACTTAGCAGCAATGGCCCTACAAATCCAGACAGCACCGTAGTAAACATTATCGCCAGTCTGAGACAGGGCAAATGTAATCTCTTCGTTCTGGACAAGTTGGTCTGTGGTATCTGTATCACCTACTAGAAGGCGAACAGTGTTGAGCCTACCCGCACTGGTAGTAGTGTTCAAAGTGTTTGGATCGTAGGACCAAGACATCTGTTCGCCTCACTATTTAGTTTTCTAGTTCACCATAGGAGGTACGCCACCTACGAATAAGACCAATTTGTTTATCTTTGATCCTGCTGACAGAGCATTTCTTTTGCAAGAACTCTTTGCTGTCTTTTGTCTTGGCTTTAACTTTCCCATTGATATTCTCAACGAGAGCCTGTAGTTGTTCTAGCGAGAGTTCTGCTAGACCATCACCAATGGCAATCCTTGTTACAGCTACATCTTCTAGGGCTTCGTTGTGGTGAAGCTGATCATTGAAGAACATCTGTTGGATGGTTTCGTGTGGGGTTCCGAAGAAGTCCCAGTTGAATCTTTCACCCTTCTTCCAAAACTTACCCGCCATTTGTATGTCATTTTGTTTAACATACACTGGACGGGCAGGATTGAAGAAGGGGATAAATGGTCGGGTCATCTATCCCACTCCTTGTTCTAGTTAGGCGATAACGGTGTCGATGAAGGCACCCAGATCAGCCGACACAACCTTGTGATCGTAAGCCATGTTGGCTTCCAGAACTTCAGCAATGCCGTCGATAGCCAGATAGTCACCTTTGTAAGACTTGATCGAAAGGCCGCTACCCGAAGCGCCTTCCAGCTCATCCCAAGTGAAGGTGTAACCAGCCGAAGGAACCATCAGACCAGCCGAGCGCGGACGATAGTAGAAGGCAGCAGCCTTACCACCAATGAACGCATTCGATTCAGTCAGACCTTCAGCAGCGGTGTTCTTCACGGTCTCCATGACCAAGAACTCTTCCACACCGAAGATTTCAGCCAACTTGGCATCCGTCACCAGAGCGGTGTTCGAGACCGTAGCACCACCATTCAGGCGGGCCAAGATCGTGGGGTGGTTAACCAGAACGTCACGAACTGCCTTACCGACAACCATGACGTTGGGCTTGAAACCACCCGACTTGAGTTGCACGGTACGCATGATGTTGGTAACGTCAACAATCGGAGTTGCGTTCGTGTAGTCCGACCACTGCTTAACTTCGTTGGTCGAAGGAGTGCCAGCGACACCATCCCAGTCCGTACCCCAGATACCACCAGCGAAGTAGGAAGTAGCCCACTTGATTTCGCGGTCGATCAGCAGTTGGTGGGTCAGCATCTGAGCGCCAGCCGAGCGGATGTCCAAAGCTGCATCTTCGTTAGCCAAAGTTTGGAAGTCAAAGTCGGTAGCCAGCGAGAATACGTCAGCCGAGTAGGTATCCGTCGAGAGGGACATACCAACGCGAGGAGCCTGAGTACGGGGAGCGCGGGGCTGAACTTGACCAGTGCGGTTGAAGTCAGCGCGGTTGTAGATGTAGTACTTGTCGGTCTTCTTGGAAACCGAAACCTTCGGGAAAACACGATCAGCGATAAAGCCGTTAGCATCTTGCAGGAAGGCGATAGTCAGGTTAGTAAGCGGGGCGTCAATATGGACGGCGCTGGGGGACAACATAGCCATTTGTGATATTCCTTGTTTTAAACTAGATTAGGCTGCGGCTTTGTCAGCACGCGACAATTCGATAGTGATGATTTGACCATCAACACCAGCTTCAAGAGCATAGCCCACGATCACGTTGGTCGAAGCAGCAGCTTTAGCTTTGCCCGAAGTGCCAACTGCAACAGCAGCACCACGAGTAATCGTGCCACCAGCTTGGACAGTCACACGACCATCGTAAGCAACCGTAATAGCCTCGTTAGCGCCAACAGCAGCCATCAAGGCCACACCATCGGTACGAGCGTTAGCAGAAGTGTTGTCAACTTGACCATCAGCGGCAAGCGAGACGAAGGTGAATTGAGCCACAGCAGAACCAGAGGTGTAGGTCCGAGTAGCCATATTTTCCGTAAATGCCATAATAAAGGCTCCTTATTGATTTTTGTAGGTTTCAAGCACTAGGGCACGGCCCTGAGCGGTTTTGATAACGGCGGCATATGCCTTGTGGAAGTCTTTTTCTTGTTTGTCTTCCTGATAACCTTTCACCAAATCATTCAACTTTTCGGTGGCAGTTTTCAGATCATTAGCTGCGTCTGTCTTACCGACTTCTTGGTAGACACCAGCAAAAGCAGCATCAGCAGCTTTAAGAAGCGTAAGCAGACCTTCGTCTTCGCCTACAGACTTCAACAGTTTACCACGCTCATCAGCAGTTCCCTTAAAGTTAGGAAGTACCTCTTCGGCGCGTTTACGGAGTGCTTCGGTTTCTACAGCCTTCTGCATCTCTTCTAGTTTTTTGAGGATAGGGGCAGGGATAGCCGACTTAGCAATCATCTGACCTTCAACTTCAATCGACTCTTCGGTGGGAGCAACTTTAGCGATTGCAGCAACTTCCAACTCAGAGACTTTGGCTTTGTAAGTTTCGATTTCTTCCAGAAGCATCTTATTGACTTCTTCAAAAGCCTGTGCTTCAGCTTTCCATGACTTACGCATGGGCTTCTCGTCATAACCCTTGTCGGATTCTAACGCCATCATGTCACCTTCACAACCCTTGCAGGTAGGATCAGTGCAGTTCTCACACATAGCAGCCTTATCCATAGGCGGTGCTTCTTGTTGTGCTTCCATTTGGGCTTCCATCATTTCCTCTTCTGGGGATTTGATTTCAATCTCAATAGAGATGCCTTTTTCAACATCATCTTCCATGTCTTCCCCTTCAGGGCTACGCTTGAAAATGGCAACCTTAGCGAGTGGGTCATCGCCCATATCGACCAAGGAAACTTCCTCAAGTTCCAAGTTTACGAGTTCGGTGGGCATTACACCATCTCCTTCAAGGCATGGCCTCCAATACTGAAAGCTGCCAATTTACCGCTTTTAACATCTTGCCATACTTGATCATCATAGACCTTTATGGCGACTAGCCAGCCCTCGCGGTTAGACTGGATACCCAACGCCTTAGCAATCTCGTTAGTCAAAGGCATGGAATGAACAACTTCCCCGATACTAGCACCAGAGTGCATTGTTTTAGCTGTACGAAGGGAGAGCATAAAGTTTGTGGCTGCTTTAGCCAACTGATCAGGGCGAATGAACTCACCGCTGTGATCAAGACTGATTTGATTGTCTACTGTGGAGACATAAGCCCAACCGAAGGCAAGACGCTCTTCATCGTCACGCTTGAGGATTTCGCCTACAATCTGGACCTTGTTGGTCATCTCAGAGACAGACGTTCCTGCTTCCCACATACGACACGACCAATAACGGGGAGTTGTCTTATCTGTGGCGGCATCGCAGGAGTGACGAGCGCGAAAATTAGCACGAGCATCAGGGTCATCACGGCGAATTTCCATGTTTGGATCACCGAAAGTGACTTTTTTGATCTTGTCACCAGCTTTGACATAGACACCAAACTTCTTTGTAGACCCAGCGGGCATACGAAATGGCTTGTCTAGTTCAACGCTACGACCTTGATATTCGGCTTTCTCAACAGCCTGTTTGGCCTGTGACCACGCACCAGCAAAGGCCCTACTCTCAGACATACCTTCTTGACCCATCATAGAGTTGAAGACATTGCGGAAGATTGATTGTTGGTGAGCAGATAACTTATCTCGTACTGCTTTAGGCAGTTCATCATTGTTACTGTAGGGCATTATTATTAACCAAAATCATGGAAAAGTTTGTAGTAACTCGCGTATTGTTTGTTTCTATAAGAGCGGCCTGAATATCTAGGTCAGTCTTCTCTGTCATGGCAACAGGGACGGTGAAATCATACCGATATGTACTCTCTGTAGTCTCTCCGATATGAGCAATTCGGAAAGATTGCCCAAATGGGCGAATAAAGAAACGTACTTGAGCGTTCTTACCCTTATGTACGCTGAAATCACCACACAAGATGTAGGCTGTGTGTCCAGCGGGAACTGTGTATATACCGTTTAGAGTTTGACCAATACCAGCTTCAATCAAGCCTACAACAGTGCCACCATTTGCAGTAAGGGTAATTACTCCAACATTGTTAGCACCACTGTCTTTATAAAGAGCAGAATTGACACGCTTAAACTGAACAGTACCAGTCCCAGAGGTAAGTCCGTTAAAGTCAATCTCTTCTGTGATTGGATTGTAGTTGACATCAAGACCAGAAACCACAACAGAGCCAGTGTCAGAAGCAGATGTAGAGACAACTGTTATAACTCGCGTAGAGTTCCAAGTAGACCAAGGATACAAGCCACCAGCAGCCCAAACTGTTTCATCAACGCCAATATCAAGGTCTGAATTATATCCAGTTACATGGGCAAGAGAATAGCCACCAACTTGACCTTGGGCGATAGAGAAGTAACTGTCTCTTAGTAGGTATTGTCCCCAATCAGACATTTACTTCTCCAACCACAGGTTTCTGTAACTTAGCTTCATACTTATTGCTATCGAACTCAATTTCAGCAATGTTCATAAGGTCTGCGACAACCTCAGTCTGATCTTGCAGTTCAATACCAGCGCCATTGATATTACGCAGGAAGGAAGCTATCTCACGGAGATCGTGCGGAGCCACATCACCAGCAACAAGTTTGGGCATCGTGTCCCAAGGCAAGCCGTTAAGCTGCCACAAACGCTCTACAAGTTGCTTGTTGAGTATATCTACGATAGTGTTGATGTAACTCTCAAGGCTTCTCAGGAAAAGGTCTGTTTTAGTCTTTGATAGGGCATAAGAACCACTACTAGAACCAAGCATAAGAAACTCAGCCATAAGGCTACGAGCAATATCATGTTGGTAACGCTTGACAACAGGGTCAATATCAATAGAACGAGAGCCATTGGCGGTAATCAACTCCACATCCATCATACGTTGATTAGTGGGCTTTCCATCTGCATCAACATAGAGATCAGAGGGAAGCAAAGCATAACCCTGCTCGTTGTTCTTCAAGTCCCGAAGGATACGCTCAAACTTAGTCCGAAGAGCAACCTGATCCACAGAAGCATCTGAACTCATATACTCCGCTGGCATACGACCAATAGGCACACCATGTAGTTCTCGTTCAATAGCAGTAGCTTCATATCCCTGAATTTTATTAAGATATGTGTAGCTAACATAAGCATTACGAAGCACCGATCTACCAGAGGGATCATTGTTCAGGCTTGTAGTACGATAGTAAACAGACTTCTCTGTGGGGATCATGGCAATACGCTTGCCCCAAGCAGCTTCTTGATACATACCAAGAATTTCACCAGTTTGTTGGTCTACTTCAAAACTCTCTACAGTCCAAGGTGCGCGAATAGCAATTTTCTTGATGCCGATACGACCATCTTCAAACTTGGAGTTCTTCTTGGGAGAACGGAAGTCACCTTCACGGCGCTTGTAGACAACTTCGAACCACGAGAAACCATAGGTCAAGTAAGACAGGGCTTCAGAGATGTGATCGTCAAGGGAGTGGTCCATGTCATCAAGGACAGACTGTAGGAAGTCAGCCTCTTGCTTGGCAATGGCACTATCATCAGCGGGTTTGACTTCAATCTTGACATCGCGGAGGGTTTGTTCTACAGCATACATGATGGAACCAACGATAGCGTTGTTATCTCGCATCTCACGGTACTTCTGAATTGCCTTCTTGCCACGAAGTTCCTGAAGAAACTCATCGGCGCGGATGTCACCCGTGTAGGTATTCTTACCAGAGACACCAAGTTCGATCTTAGCCGCTGTTTCACTGAGTTTGTTCATTTGGCTACCTATAAGGATTAGTTTTTAGGACTGAGAAGACCTTTCGCATCAGAATAGGCCAAATTTAGGGACGGTTTGACCACACCATTAAGGGCCAGATCAGTCAAAGCCCAGACTAGGGCATCAAGACGATCAGGTGATCCAATAGAACCCATAGGCTCCCACTGCACCATCTGGTTCTCTAGTTCATCAAGGCCCCTACAATGCTTAACCTTATGTCGCTCGTAGAGGGCTGATATAGGCTCTGCACGAGCATACTTGCCACGAGAAGCATGAACTAGACGGATAGGGATGACTTCGTTGACAGTTTGGAGAGTATGACGAACCATATCCCCACCTTGGTTGCGTTCTGCCACAACACGGTCAGCGGAATACTTGTGATAAAGTTCATTGGCTTTAGATGCCCACTGTTCAGGCGAATATCGTTCTGTGGCATCCTCAAGGACGTAACACATACCATTGATGTCGATTCCTGCCACAACAATACCTGTCATGTCGCTTTCTGCGTTAGCTGTGACAGCAGGGTCAATAGCCACGACAACCCTAGCAAGGGTATTAGCGAAGTCTACAGGGTCAGGGATGTCCATTTCACAGGCTTGCAGGATGTCCCTGTTCCACAAAGCACCAGATGCTTCATCAAGGATTTCTGCATAGAGTTCCTGACGACCTAGACGGGTTCCTTCATACTGACTTTTAACTGTAGCCAGATAAGGAGTAGCAAGATTAGCAGAGTTGTCAAATGTGGAACCCGTTGTGACAACAGTGGTATCTTTTTTGAGTATCTCTCTAACAAGTTTGGTGGGCTTTGGTGTTGTGGTGATGCAGACTTGGGGGTGTTTACCTAGACGCAGACAGAATTGGAGCATATCCCAAGTGTCACGGTCTTTATTCCAAGCAGCAAGTTCGTCGCCCCATGCACACTCGAACTGAGGGCCACGAAGACGCTCTGGTTCCTCTGCTGAGAAGAACTGAACTTGTGCGCCATTTTCCCAAGTCAACGTGCGCTTGGTAGGGGACCACACAGGCAACCCCATCTTAACACCACGATTAGTCTTATCACCTTCCCAGCAACGGGCAAGGAAACCAGATTCCCCGTGGATCATAACCCGTTCAATATCAGAGTTAGTGGCAGCAATGGCAGCAATACGCTTTGCACCACCCTTAACCTTTTCCCTAACCCACTCAACACCAGCCCTTGTCTTACCAAAGCCACGACCAGCATTGATAAACCAAGTGTTCCAATTACCTTTGGGGGCAATCTGTGTGGGTCTAGCCCAAAAAGGCCAGTTGTAGATAAGTGACTTAGCCTTAGCAGGATCAAGTTGAGCCAGAAGTTCGCCTACGTCTTCACCCATGCCACGAAGATCATCAGCATGAAGTGCTAGACCATTCTTACCTGTGGGTTCAGGTTTAGGGGCTAACTTTTTGGGACCGCTTCGCGGTTTTGATGCCAAAGGCATGGCTCTCTTTACCATTACTCTTCTTTTTCTTTTTTCTTCTTACCTAGCAAGGCCAGAAGATCATCAATAGCACCAGTATCAGAAGTCTCATCTTCAGGTTCACCCTCAATGACAGTCTGAGTAGGCGACCAACCAGCTTTAGAACGAAGTACAAGTTCAGCAGCTTTCCAATCACCACCCTTGGCAGCATTGATAACCACAGAACCCATTTCTTCTTGGAGATTAGCACGAGCATCTGCAATGTCAGCACGATATGTCTTGTACATACCATTCATTGAAGAGGGTGCATCTTTGAACTGTTGGATGAAATCGAGAATGACTTTCATTGCCACACCAGCACCGATTTGACGGCGAATGGCAGTAGCAATCTCCATCTTGTGCTTTAGTAGTTCAGCCATAATGATCTCAATCTCTTTTGAATAGGTTGTCCGTTAGCCTAGCTTGTGGCCTCAGCCCGCACTACGACCCAGCATCCGCTATGCAGACTGTGATTTATATCCCGCCACGGAAGAACAGCGGTTTTTACCACTATGTTGCGCTTGGATTTCTTGCTGACGTTGTGATTCAGCTACCAGAAGGCGTTAGTGGAATATGTTACAAAGGCTCAATCTAATGCACTTCCATGATTGCATGAATATGTGGGGAAGCATGATCTTTTGCCTTTGTTTATTACATATAGTGTTGGTGCTTCCATTTGTCAAGGGGTAGAGT